ACTATACAACAGCATTTAATCTTGGTAAACAACAAGAAGTAGAAATGAGATATAAGCATTCTAATTCATTATCTAATTGGAGAAAATAATGAGATACGCAGGTTTGTTAAAAAACGATACAGTAGATGGAGCTGGATTTGTTGTTAGTTTTTGGGTGCAAGGCTGTCCTTTTCATTGCCCCGGTTGTCATAATCAACAAACTTGGGACTTTAATGAAGGCGAAGAGCTTCCAAAAGATATATTTCAACAAATTGATAATGCAATTACAGCAAATGGAATAAAAAGAAATTTTAGCATTTTGGGCGGTGAACCGTTTTGTGAAGAAAATATTAATCTCACATATGCGGTTCTCGGTCATGTGAGACAACAGTTTCCAGGTATTACAATATATGCTTGGACTGGATATGAATTAGAACAGCTTTTACATAGAGATGCAACAACTGATGCGGCATTATCATTAGTAAATGTATTAGTGGATGGACCATATCTCGCAGAACAACGAGATATAACACTTCCATTGCGCGGTAGCCGCAACCAGCGCATTCTATACAAAGGAAAAGACTTTTAGAAGAGAGGTAAGGTATGGATATATTAACATGTTATCCTAACCCTGATAGTGATTGATGATTAGTTAGAGATGACTCTACTGGAGAGGAGTATTGACCACATCGCAATGATGTTCCTAATACTCTTTTTTCTCTCTGCAATCAAAAGGGTTATAATAAAGTTTGGTTTGAAGGACCTTATATGGATAGTTATGAAATTATGTATAAATTTCATAATCTTTTTCCACAATCAGATATAGTTTTTACAGTAAACTAATGGAGATAATTATGATTCATTTTATTAAAGTTATTCTTATAATACTTTCAACTGTATTATTATCTAAAGCAAACGAAAAACATGATAAAACGTTATCAATTTATTGGTCTTTTGTAACGTTGTATTGGTTTGTAAATTTAGTGCAAGGAATTTTATAATTCCTTGCATTTTTTTTATTTTTATGGTATAATATATATATGTAAGAGGTAATGTATGTTACATGTAAAAAATTTAAAAACACTTCGCAAATTAACAACTAATAATAAAATAGATGAAATCGCGATTGTTGAAGAAACTAGAATGCTTTATAAATGGGATGGAGCACATTGGAATCATTATAAAAATCCAAAAGGAATAAATGTGTCATTATACGAACTTAATCAATCTGCAATGCACGCGATGCCAGCAATGTCTGATATTGATATTGAAACTGCAAAAGCTTCAATTAGAGAATTTACAAATCAATTTCAAGACATATATTTTATGTTGTTAAGTAATGATAAACATTATTATACAATTTTTAATAAATCAATAACTGTATCAACATCTAATTTTCCTCTAATAGAAAATGAAGTTATTGAATGTCTACAATCACAAGGTACTATAAAAGCAATTGAAATAGCTGAAGATAAAATTGAATGTTGGGTTTCTGATGATACCAACGCATATGTATATTATTTATTTCCATATGATAAAGGAGTTATTGCATGTCAGTAATTTATTGTTATATTAATATGTTTCAAATGGAACAAACAATTATTTTGCGTTCTGAAAATAGCCCCGATTATAAAATAATTGGCAGAGCCCCTTATGAATATGTCGATCATTTAATTTCATCTCTTAGTGATGAATATATGGTGCATGAAGTTAAATTAGGCGGTTCAAAGCATTTTACAGAACCTTTAAAAAAGAGAATTGAAAGTGAAGTTATGGCACGTTATAAGAAAAAAATAGATGTCGAATTAGTATAGGAGATAAAATATGAGTAAATTTTTGGTAAGCACAGTTGAAGTATATCGTGTTGATTCAGATGAAGAAGCAAAAACTTTAATTGAAGAAGCAAAGCATTCTTCAATGTTTGAACTTGGTAAATATAGCTCTGAATATAAGGAGCGTAAAGCAAAAGGTGAAGTAATTGATTCTTATTATAAAGTTACACTTACAAAAACATTTAATGATATTAAAGAACCAAGTCAGCACATTAAAGTTGATTATGATGTAGATTACAATATTTAAGGAGAAAATATGAATAAATTTGAAGTAGTAAGTAAATATATTACAGATAAGGGGGAAACTACAGTGCGACTTCCTGTTCGTGCGACCGCACATTCCGCAGGTTATGATTTCTATGTAGCTGAACAGATAGTAATTCCTTCTTATAAGAAACTTTCTAAAATGATGAAAGGCTATGTCGCAACAGAAATTCCATATCCTATGGATGATATGAAACGCATTACAAAGGGTCTTGGACTTCGTCCTTCATTAGTTCCAACAGGAGTTAAATGTCAGCTTGATGATGATAAATATCTTGAAATTTCAATGCGTAGTTCAACTCCATTAAATAGTTGGTTAATTCTCGCTAATGGAATTGGTATTATTGATAGCGATTATTATAACAATCCAGATAATGAGGGTGAAATTTTCTTCCAGGTTATTAATCTCTCACCAGTAGATATTGTATTAAATCCTGGCGATAAAATCGGACAGGGTATTATTAAAACATATAGTGTAGTTGAAGATGATGCCGCTACTGGCGATAGAGTTGGCGGTTTCGGTTCAACAAATGCCTAGGCTATTAGCACTAGATCAAGCGAGTCAAGTATCGGGTTGAAGCATCTTCATAGATGGCGAGCTTAAACAATGAGGTCATTTAACAACAACTCAATCTGAAATTGGTGAACGATTAGTCTCAATAAGACAATTTATTATTGATAAAGTAAACGAATGAGACATAGATGAAATTGCGTTTGAAGATATTCAAATGCAGAACAATGTAAAAACCTTCAAAGTATTAGCAAATGTCTATGGTGTAGTTCTCGAAACTGCCGTAGAGCTAAATAAAAATTTCTCAGAGATACCTTCTGTAACTTGAAAATCTCAACTTGGAATCAAAGGCCGCACTCGTCCAGAACAAAAGAAAAATGCGCAAGCATTTGTTCTCCAAAAGTATGGTGTTAAAGCGACACAAGATGAGGCTGATAGTATCTGTATTGGCACTTGCGCTTGCAGCGGCACTAACCGCACTTTAATTAAAAATGAAGGCTTTGACTGGTCAGAATAAATAAAGGCACTACGTGCCTTTTTTATATTAAAGGACAAGAAGGAGAGGTTGTAAATATGACAGTAACGGCAGATGGAGTTTTAACATATGTGCTTGTTGCGGTAGGAGGTTTCTTAGTAAAAGTTATTCTTGACTGAATTAAGAACACTGCTGATGATAAAGCAATTAAAGCAAAGAAATTTGAAGAACAAACTTTGAAAAATGAAATTGAAAAAATTGTTAAAGAGTCAAATGAAGCTTTTAAGAAAGAATTACTTGAAGATATTGCAAAAATTCAAGCAGAAGAAAAAACAAATTATGATTATTGGCAAAAGATGTATTGAGATGCAGTAAATCGTTTAACTGATGTGCAGAAAGAATTTAATTTATTAAAAGAACAAGATATTATTTTCTATAAGTATTTATTAATTGATACTTGTAAAGAATATCTTGAAAATGGTCACATGATGCAATATCAATTTGATCGTTTAACTGAATGATATAAGATTTATAAAGCTTTGGGTGGAAACAGCCAAGGAGACTTATATTACAAGAGAGCGGTTGCTTTACCGATTATCGCAAATGAGCATGAGGATGTTGATAAAGAAATGCATAGTATTTTTGATTATGCTGACCAAGTGAAAAAAGAAAAATAGGGATAACCAATATGGGTTATCCCTATTTTTTTTATGCAATAACGGTATCAGCTGAACGCGTGAATTTAACGACATTCACTTGTTCTTGAATTAATTGAGAAATATAGAAGTCTAAATCTTTATATACTTCACCTAAAACTTTTTGCATTTCTTCAGTCATGATTGCTTTTACTGCATCAAAAGTTTTATGGTAAGCAATATCATGTTCTTCTGGTCCAAATTTACCCTGTGCTTTTAATTCATCAACATATGTCTGATTAGTAGCAATTACACATGTTTCAACAATTTGTATTAACATTTCAGAGTATTTTGTAAATAAATTGTTATCAAGTTCATCTTGCATTTCTTTCACATATTTTCTTGCAAAAGCAATTCCATAAGCACATAAAATTCCAAATAAAGGAATAATGCAAGTAAAGAAAACTTCTTGTAACATACTGTTAAATTCCATAAACATATCCTCCTTATATAAAATGGTCAGTTAAATACTGACCATTATTTTTATCGCAGGGGATGAGGGGCTCGAACCCCCATACGCGGTGTTGCTTACCACTATAACTTTCGTTACTGTTACCATTTGTGGTCTGGACTATATCTTTAGCTGTTCTAGCTAGGTAATTATCTAGTCTCTACGGGCCTTGCGTTCCCTCGGTATTCCCATGCTTTCGTTTAGGGTTCACCGATATCATCACCTTCATTTGCGGTATCCCTGCCGCAACGCACCAATTTAAGGATTAACATCTCCCGGTTGAAGACCGTAGTGTTCCCAATTACACTATACCCCTATAAATAGAGTAGAGAACTTCTTTAAAAAATTCTCTAGGCTTTCGTAACTATTAATTTAGTTGCTTCTGGTTCTTTCTTAAATAGATTGATATATAGCAAACCATCTTCAACAGAATAAGTTACATTCTTAAACATATCTGCCTTAATATCAAATCTTGAGTTAATTTTGTAATCATAGTTCAGCAAATCGTTATGAGTTACACCCTCGATAACAAGTTGGTCTCTACCATCTTTATTAACAATATCAACCTTAATATCGTCTTCTTTAACACCGACAATATTATGAACCAATACTACCCTGTCATCCAATGTTTTAATAGAGTAGGGATGCATGTCATGTACTGAACGACTAAAAGTATAAGCGGGTTTATCCCAATTGAAAAAAGAATCATAATCAAATAACATAGTAAAAATACCTCCTAAAAAGTAACAAGAACTAATCCACCAGCTAAATCATTATGAATAGTTTCATAATTAAATTGGTCATTAGTATCTTTTATAAAAATTTGTAAGGTAAAAGATTCTGGATATATAAATCTAAATAAGAAGTTCTCTACCTTTTTTAATTGTTCATAATCTCTCAAATATAACTCCATATACCTTTCTCCTTACTCCATTATTATACAAAATTTTTTTAGATAAAGCAAGAAAAAATAGGGCCAATCTTAATTGATTGACCCTATTTATTTTTACATTACCCCTTCACCGTTTTGATTGTGATCAA